CCTGAGTCACGGCGTCGAGGCCAGGGGCCATGAATGACTCTGTGATGCTCCAACTTGCGCCGGGGTTGACGACTTGCCATTGAGGTTTGGTTTCAAGGTTTGGGCTAGTCCAAGAGAAGTTGACTCCACCAACAGTTTGATTGTTAGTGACTGTGGCCTCTGGCGAGATAGGCACATCGCCTACAGGCTCAACGTTATGACCAGCTGCTGAATAGCTGTAGCCGGTTCGATAGTTGTAACTGGTTATGGATTCTTGGATGATTGTTGTTGATTCCGTTCGGGAATTCAGTTGCCCCTGCGTAAATTGCGGGACAATCGGTGCGGTGAGGCCTGGACTAGGCAGCAGCAAAAGCAGCAGCCAGGCCCTAGTCAATTTCAAGCTCCATCTTGTTGCTCAGAATGGCACTCGTACCTGCACCACCTGCGGTTACGGTCATGATTCCGCTTGAGAGAGCTGTCGCCGCGAGATTAGATTTCACCCCACCAGAGCCAGTGACGACTTCGCCGTAAGTGGGAAGGTCGTCAACATTGCCAGTCGTGGTGGTCACCTCAGTGGCAGAACTGATCGCGTCCCCTACCAATGCCGACTCAGTAAACGAAAAAGCCGAGCCAGCAGTAGTGACTGCGTAGTCGGTGTCGACCATTGCAGGTACACCGCTAGTCAGGCTGCCAAGGTTTAAGCCGCCGATAGCCCCAGAAGTCGTCGAGCCGCCACTGGTGACGCTGGGTGTGACGTTTGTGCCCGACGCACTGTATGTAGAACCAATCCGCTTGGCTGAGCTGTACGCCTGATCAATGCTGATCTGGGCACTTTGAGTCAGCCGGTGGGTGATGTCAGCATGGGCAGGGGCAGCGAGCAAAGTAATCCCCAATACCAAAAGTGTGCGCTTCATTTGGTGGTGGTAGAGGTGCTTTTACTTTCAAGGTTAACGCTTTCATCTTTTTTCTTCTTGCCCGTTCTGTTCATGGTCAATCCATAGCTGGCTGCAGTCGAACTGAGCAGTGATGCACTAAAAGTCACGTCGATTTGACCCTTGAAATAACCGACGTAGTTAGCCGTAATAATCGCCATTGCCCACAGCATGATTGTGATGCGGACAAAGTCGCCTAGCCAGCCATTGCTGTGGTCTTCCTGCTCTTGGCTCTGCGCATCGTTGCTTTCTGCCATGATGGTTTGACGCTAGGGGTCGAATGGTGGTTGAAGTCTGGGCTGCAGTGGCTGGAGCGTCTGTCGGTGTGGCGTCGGCTGGGCTAACGGGAATGAACCGTCAAAGCCAGCAAGGGCGAGACTCCTTGATTCGGCTCACAACCGCTGTGGACAACCTAGCCAGCCGCCTTGATGTGCTTCACGCAGACATCAGGACTCGCGATCAAGAAATTTTTGCGCGACTTGCCAATTTGGAGCAGTCAGTAGCGCGACTGGAAGGACATAGCAATAGGAACTAAGGTATTGATGCTGTTCAAAACAGTCTCATGCTTTTAGTACTCAAGCCCTTGGTTATGACCATGTGGCGTTCAAGGGCATTCAAAGAGCTGATTGTGGCGATGCTTGAAAAGATCGTGACCCGAACTGACAACGATCTGGATGATCTTGCCGTGAAGCACTTGAGGGAGCTGCTTCTGCCTGACACTCGTGTTGAGAAGTGAAGTTATCGGCTTTCTCTGCGACCGGCTGGTTCGTCGCAGGCGGCGCGGTCATGCTTTTCTTGTGCAGCTCAATGTTGGTTTTCGTAGCCGGATACAGCACTGGCGTAGCAAGTTGCGATCAAGCAAGATCAGGCCAGCTTTAGCTGTAACTGGTGTGTTGAGCCTGCTGCCGTTCTTCGAGTTCTTCCGTGGTACGCCCCATCAGTTGGCTGCAATTAAACAACTTGAGGAGTCAATGCCAGCGGAACTACTGGAGGAGCACGAGGCTGACTGGTTCCAAGCGTGGAAGGAAAGCGGATATGACCAGCAGATCTACATGCCCTACTTCAGGCAGTGGGACAACAAGACTGGCACCGGTTATAGGGAGTGCTTCTCGTCGGCTGCCGCGATGGTGGCAGCGTTTTACAAGCGCGTTAAGACGGATGATGAGTACAACGAGATCCGCGCTAAATACGGTGACAGCACGTCGGTAGACGCTCAGCTAGCAGCATTGCGCAGCCTTGGTTTGCGAGCTGAGTTCCGCAAAGATGGTGATGCTGACTTGGTTGAACGAGAGCTAGAGGCCGGCAGGCCCGTCATGGCAGGTTGGCTGCATGTCGGAAACATGCTTCTAGGCGAGCCACCAATGTGCAACGCATTGGGTTGCGGGCACTGGAGTGTGATCAGCGGTTATGCCGGCAAGAACAGCAGCGATCCTGAGTGGATCATGCAAGACCCTCGCGGCTATCCGGAAATGGAGAAAGGTGGTCACTCCAACCCACACCTGGGGCGCAATGTCCGTGTCAGGCAGGCTGCATTCCATCAACGCTGGCAAACTGAAGGCCCAAAAAGCGGCTGGGTAATTTTGGTGAGTGACTGAGTTTTATTGGGTCTGGGCGTTTGTCAGTGCGTTCTGGACGACTGTTGTTGTGCAATGCGCCAAGCCAGTGAACTGGGATCAGTGTTCACGGGTCAATGACTGGCTGGTGCCGTGGGTGCGAGATGTGGTCGAAATGCACGAAAAAGGGGCTTATTACAACGAAAAGAGCGCTTTGAAGGAACCTAAGTAGACTTGCGTTTTGCGTTGCTCGTATGGCGGTTCTGTGTGACTGGGAGATCCAGGCCCGTTGCAGGAAAGGCAACATGGTTGTCCCGTTTGAGCCAGAACTGTTGAATCCAGCCAGCCTGGACTTGCGCTTGGGCGATCACCTAATGATCGAGAGCATCTATAGCCCTGAGCTGATTCGTATCGACATCTCAGACAGGACAGAAGATGAGCCGTTCATGCTTCAGTCCGGCGAGTTTTGCTTGGCTGAAACACTTGAGCTGTTTAACTTGCCCGACGACATCAGCTGCCAGTTTGTACTCAAATCAAGCCGCGCACGATCTGGTCTTAATCACTTGCTTGCTGGCTGGTGCGACCCAGGCTGGCACGGAAGCAAGCTCACACTCGAGCTAAAGAATGAACGACTGCATCATGCGCTGCCGCTGTATCCCGGCCTGAAGATCGGCCAGATGGTCTTCCACGCCATGTCAAACACCCCAATGCACAGTTATGCAGAAACAGGCCATTACAACAACCACTTGACAGTCATGCCGTCTGTGGCATGAATTGAGAAGAATCTTCAAAGCGATGGGCTGGGCTGACTGGATGGTCGTCAACAAAAGCCTTGAAGAGGAGTTAGAGCTTGAGTGCAACGTTCGCGAAGTCCAAAGCTGCTCTGATGAGGATGCGCTGAGGACACTCTGCGTATCCTTGGTCAAGACCAACTGGCACCAGGCAAAGCTGCTGCAGCAAGCAGTCGGTCACATCGCAGAACTTGACGCCTGCGAAGCAGCTATGGAGCCGTAAGCAGCGCTTACAAGCTCAAAAAACTGTTTCGCTGCCCAATCCTTTGACTCCGGGAAGTGGCGCGCCATGCCGCCATATTGCACGAGCCAGACAGCGCAATCACCCTCAAGAACAAGCTCAATTGTTGGCTTTGGCATTCTTCATGTGTTGGATGTAGATGTCAGCCTGCCAAAGGTCATTTGAAAACTGTCTTTGACCATTAGGTCCGCAGCTGCAATAGCGAGGCTCACCAATCGGTTCTACACCTTGAATGATATAAAAGCCATCGCCATAATCCATGGCGTCAGTCGGGATGTTGCCAGAAGTAGGCGCAGTCTTTGGCGAAGGTTCCACCAGTCATCCTCCCTTCAGGACAGCCAACATTGCAGTTGGCTTTTACTATCTCCCAGTGTATGCAGTCCATACAGCGTGGCAGTGAACTGTTGATTGCACGCGCATCGGCATACAACTGCTCTGCCTCTAAAACAGCTTGCTCAAGCTCAGTGGCAGATAGGGCATATGACACTTTGCCGGTCTTGGTTTTTATCTTCACGCGCCATCCATCGCCCTCCTCGCGAAGGACCATCCGTCCAGCGTGATAACGCAAAGATGCCACAAGTTACTGGTATATAGACCTCAGTATCTCAGCCGCTTCAAGTGCTGCGCTATGGGTATGACACGGATTGCCCCAATAGACGACTGAACCGTCAAAAAACCAAGGCTTGAACAAAGGCATGATGCCAAGTGTCACAAGATGAACTCCAGTCGATTTGCAGCTTTGATTTGGGTGATACATGGTTATGATTCGGGCTCTTCACCCTGAAACGGGCGAAGGACAAGTGACCTGCAGCGGATCAGGTGCGAGGGGCGTAAGGCGCGCGAGCCTGTCCTAGTCCGCAACCATTGTGTGGCTTAGGTGATGTAGGGCCAGGAAACCTCATCATCTTTTTGCCAAGCGTCAGGCTCCAGTCCGCGTGAGGAGACGTAGTCAGCAAACACTCGCTGCAGTTCGGTTTTAGTCACGCCAGCAGCAACAGCCAGCTTGACTGCGTTTGCCTTCCCTCGATAGAGAAGATCCAGAGCATCTTCCAGCGCCAGACCAGAGCTAAGGTCAAGACGCAACGCATCACTCTTCATGCCTTACCACTACGACGACGACAAGAAGAAGGGCACAAAAAAAGGTGGCAGCAAGAAAGGCGGCAAGAAGTAGTCACTTGACCACTTCGATGGCAGAACCAGGCCAGCGAGCCTTGCCATAGCGGACTGCGTCTTGCTTGGTTTCTGCTTTTAGCTCCACCTTCATTGCAGCCATTTGCTGGTTACGAACCAGCAGCTTGTAAAGCTTGGTCTTGGCGCCTTTTCGTGGATGGCTGATGCCATCGCCATACTGAGCTTGTGGATGCTTGTCATCCCACTGAAACGTAGTCAAGAGTTGGCCTCCTTGCCGATTTGGAACAGCGCATCTTGCCGCGCTTTCTCGTACAACTGATCAGTCTGCAGTGGACCGATCAAAGTAGATACTGCCTGTCGAAAATATGACAGGTGGTAAGCCTCAACTCTTGACAAGTCGTTTTCTTTAACCTGCTTAACTCGTGTCATAAATTGTTCGCAGATTTTTAGCTTAACGCTAAGTTTGTGCAGCCAATTCAGCTCAGTAGTATCTCTCTCGTCATGCATCTTTTCAGTCATATTGCTAATAGCTGTATTCAGCTCAGCCTCTAAGACGCCTAAATCACCTCGGGTAAGTTCTTGCACGTCTGCAAGATAAATAGCCTTGCCTAAAGACCTGCTGTCGTAAAAAACGTTGCGCATTGATAAAAAGTGTAAGACGTAATTTTAAGGCAAAGTCACCTTGATGGCACTGCCGTTTGCGTTGACGTAAGAAAGCGGGTTAGCTCTCCTCATCAACCAGATACCAGCATGTCCAATAGGAGCCACGTTGATAGGGGGCTTGTCGGCCGGGAGTGGACTTAGGTACTGCACAGTCCAGCTGGGTGGGCGTTGCAGCAGCACAGGCCGCTTACTGCCCCACCGAAGCATGGTGAGGCCGATCTGTTCAATAGTCCGGGACATGTTCCTCCAATAGTTTTTGTTGGCGGGCGACCAAGTCGCTTAACTCAAGAGCACGGATGACCATGTTGCGATACTGCTCAACCGGAATGGTCACCGACGAACCCTCCGGCAGCTCATCCAGCTGAGAGCGAATCCACTCACGCTGCATCTCCATCGGAGAGTCCGGGATGTCCATCAGAAGATGTCCTCTTGATCAGGCTTCACCACAGTGCCGGCGGTGCCTTTAGCAAGGCTAGCCGCAGCATCCTGCACGGTTGGTGTCGGTGCTGCCAATTCAGACGCTTCTTTAGCTTCGCGAGCAGCCATCATCGTCTTGTAATCAGGCGAATAAGCCAGGCTCAAAAACTTTTTGCCGCTTTGTGATTGCTTTGTCCAGCCAGAAATTCTTACTGGAATTACAAGATCGTTGAGGTAAGCGTCATTTTTAAGCTCAGTCCTGAGTGCCCAATGCAAGTATTCGACGAAGGCCGACAGCTGTGCCTTGGGAATGCTGATGTTTCCAGTCAGCTCTGGATAGGGCTTGTTTGGGTCGTACTTGTCGCCATACAACCGCTTGTGGTCTTCAGCCGTGTTTTTGAAAACGGTTGAGTTGAACTTGAACTCCATGGATTACTCCGGGGTGACGGTGTTTGCCTCTTCAAACGCTTCCACGTCTGAGAGCTTGTAGCGGACCTGATTGCTGATCCTGACGAACTTTGGACCAAAGCCAGTTGAGCGCCATTTAATCAATGTTTGACGATTGATATGCCAGCGTTCAGCTAACTCCAGGTCAGTCAAAAAAATCGTCTGTGACATCTGGGGCAGTGCTTGATGAGGGTTCTGGCGGCGGATCGGTTTTGCCTTGTTCTTGCGGCGTATCGGTTACGGGCGCAAGAAGGTTATTGACCTGATCTAGCTTGGATTCTGTTGTCTCTTGAACAACCTCAATCTCAGCTTCGATGACCTCATTCTCCTCAACAGACTGGATGCCCAAGATCAAGTCAGGAATGTGGAAGCGGCCGAAGGCTGATGCAGCGCGGTAACGCAACATCGTCTGTGGCATCGTGCTCCACTTCGTGTTCTTAGTCCAGCCTTCTCTTTTGGCCATGTCCAAGGTGATCTTGGGGCCAGACACTTGCTCGCCGCTGGTTTTAAGGACAGCGAAGCATTGACAGGAGTCAGGGGTTTCGTTGTAGGTGAAACCTTCAAATCGACCACAGCCTTGGATAAGGCCAATGATGAACTGGCTGCTCCAGCTGGGGCGACCATGGATCACATTGAGGTTCTGCATCACCTGAAAGGGCGACATGCCCATACGGTTGGCGATCTCAATCGCCACGATGCAGTTAGGCAGGCCTTGCTGGCCCCGATAAGCATTCGGGACCAAGGCGCTGTCAGCAAGTGACGCAGCAATACGCTGCGCCGACTCGAACGACTGGATGCTGCTGTAAACCGACTTGCTTGAAGTCGTTGTTATCGCAGATTGATCACTCATTGATCACCTCCAGGTGCGGGGAGGGCTTGCTCCATGCGCAGACGCAGATCGCCAAGCTTTTGATTAGTGGGTTCGCGTTGACCGCACAGAATTTGCACAGTGTTCTTGAGCAGCCAAGCAGAGAAAGCTTGGTCTGACTCAAAACCAGAGTCAACACGCAGCTCCTTGA